CGGGCCGCCGAGCAGCCCTCGGCGCGCGTGGCGTTGAGCGACGCGCAGATCGACGAAGTATTTCTCGAATGGAACTCTCATTGTCATGGCAACCCAATGGAAGCGCATCGGCGTTTTGCCCGCGCCATCCTCGCCGCAAGCGCGGCACAGACAGGAGAATCGAAATGAGCGTTGAATTGAAGCCGTGCCCGGTTTGCGGCGAGAAGTTGGAAGCATGGGGCGTGAACTACCGACACAACATCGACAGCAAATGCTATCTCGCTTACATGGTGCGTGTGACGCCGACCGACGTTGAGGCATGGAACCGCCAAGCCGCCAGCGCTGCGCCTGCTGATGGATCATTGGCTTTCGATTACGCGAACAAGTTAATTCGAGAGCGCATGGGGATGAGCGCGCCTGCTGAGGGGCGGGAGGCGGTGGACAAATTCACCGCCGCTCGTAACGCGCTCTGTGAGGCCGGCTTTACCCAGCAGGACGCCTATCTCCTCTCGCCGGGTGCGTCGAAGCTGTCCGACGAGAGCCACGAAATCATTCACGTCGATACGTTGCGAAAGATCGTTGATGCCGCACTCGCCACTGCCCCGACGATGAGCGAGGCGGTGCGGGATGTGCTGACGGCGGTAGTCGAGCGCACCATAGAAGTGATTGCGCGCCAACTCGAATTGATCGAAGACCGCGCGAAAGGCGATTTCCTCGATAAGCGTCCAGTCGTGCAATCGCTGCTCGCACACAAAGGGCGCTTACAACGCGCGCTTGCCAAAATCGAGCGCATCGACCGCGCCAACGCAGAGGGAGAGAAGTCGTGATTGACCCGTTCACGTACATAAAGCCACAAACTGCTTTTTTGATTGGGTGGTTCACTGGCCCTATTGCATGGTGGGCCGGTACGCAGGTTGGATACTCATTAAGGAGTTGGATTGATAGGCGGAAGGGAGAAGGGAAATGACGCCGGAAGAGAAAATGCTTAACAGACTTCAGGAAGTTGCTGCAATTTTGTCTGAAGTCACCTTCCCAGGATATTGGTGGATTGTTACCAAGGACAGTGATGGGGTTCGCATTCATGCTCGCTTTATGGCCCCTTGCAATGTCGCTGGAGGAGAACCTCAGGAACAGCGCACCCGTCGATGGGGAATTCGCCCAGAAGCTTCAAAGTCCGAAATCATCGGAACTGCTCTGAAGTGTGTCTTAACTTCCGTGGAGCACGAAACGCGTGAACAATTTAAATACAAAGGTAAAGCCATCTTCGGCCCTCACTTCAATGTCGATATTCTCTGGGAGATTTGCAATGACTGACGACATCATCCGCATTGTCCGTATTCTTGAATATGTCGGACCGCGCAGCGATCTCGAAGAAAGTCTACAGCACACTGCCGTCCCCATGAACGGAGAACATCGCTATGGTCGGTGTGTGATTCGCTCTGCTACACTCGGCTCGTTCGCCGAGGTGTTAGAACGGGCGAGCACGCGGGAGGATTCGACCGAGGCGGACCCGAACCATGGGGGATGATGCGTAGCACGCACGAGAGGGCACAAACCGTTCTACATCATGTAAATCTTCCAACAAAAAAGCCACTCAGGTTAAGAGTGGCTTTTTCTTACCGCGATTACTTTGCATTAATCCCGGTTGAAAACCCTACTTCGCCAGGGCTTTCGTGATCGCATCCAGCAACGCCTGCCGAGCATTCGAATCAATCGCCTGCACTTGCGCCAGCTCCTCCGGCGTGAGTGTCGTCCGGCCAGCCGCCTGCGCCGTCTGGATCACTCCCGAGATCGTTTGAATGTTCGCAGTTGCCTGCGTCAACGTCTGCGTCAGCTGCAGCAACAGTCCAATCAATTCAGCAATCGTCATCATCTACTCCTTCTCTTCTTTGGCTTCGCTTTACCTGCCGTCCGCATGGCAATCGCTACAGCCTGTTTCTGAGGTTTCCCAGCTTTCATTTCCTTGCGGATGTTTTCGCTGATCGTTTTCTTACTTGAGCCCTTTTTAAGCGGCATAGCCATTCCTCCCTTCGAATCACTCCGAAATCACAGCTACATCGCCACAAAGGCATGCCGCACGCGCCGCAGTCCATCACTTACTCGGCGAGGCCCCCGCCGAAGCGGGCTGCGGCAACAACTTCTGCGCAGCCGTCAGTAGCTGGGTCGCAGTCGCTAGATAGTTGCTGATGTTCGGTTGCACGCCCGACGCCCCAATTGGAGCAGTCATCAATGCAGTCTCTCCGGCATCCAGCGCCGAGCGCGCCTCGTCCGTATCTTTCAGCACCATCTGCGCTGTTGCCACACTGATCGTCCCTGCTTGCAGGGCACTCGCTGCACCTTGCCGCACTGTCGCGACAGTTCCGTAGGCATACGCCAGGGCCTCGCTCGGGCTCTGCGGCTTTGCTACTTGAAACAGACTGCAAGCCGAAGCCAGCAATACGACGCAGCAGGCTGCGAAAGCCAATCGAAAATCTCTTTTCAATTTCCATCTCCTTAGCCGCTAGGGCAGAATTACTTCGGTACTACAGTCGTCGTGGTCTGCGTCGTGCCCGGAGGCAATGCAGGCAAGTCCGGTACGGCTTTCGCATACCCCAGCGTATGCAAAGCCTTCAGCACCGTGCGTGCCAGCGTGTAAACACCAACGGCGATCGTGACGTAGGGCACATACTGATCGGGAATTTGGTGCAACACCATTCCGACAGCTGTCAACGCTGTGACGACAAACTCCGTGCTCTGCCAACCCGGCTTCGGCGTCTGCGCTACTCCAGTTACTTGACTCATTGCAAACCTCCTTGAAGTAAATTCCCCGCTATGCGATTCATTCGGCCGTCCGCATACTCCGGCTCTTTCAACGATGCTAGATACTGCAAGCGCAATGAACTGATCTTCGCCACAAACTCCCAAGGATTCATCTTGGAAATTGCAGCAGCTGTAATCGGCCCCGGTACTCCGTCAGCCATCACTCCAGCCACCTTCTGCGCATCACGATACCCCGGACCTCCATTGTAGACAAAATCGAGGATCTGGAAAGCAGCCCAAGTTGGAAGATTATCGAGCTGCCATGGTTGCCAATATTCAGCTTTCGCGATCGCGTAGGCCGTCGATTGCGGTAGCTCTCTCATGTCCCCGGCGTAGCCGTGTCGTCGCGCCGTAGCCTCTTTCACGCCCCAATTCGTGGGCCCGCCGTTATCGACCGTGTAACCGCCCTCGTTGCCAATCAGCAACTTCCAGCATGCCTCGAAATCCGCGCTCATTTTACTTTCCCCTTCTCAGCCAGCTGTGCCAGCTTCTTGCGAAGAATCTTCTCCAGATACTGCTGCCCGAGAATACCCAGCGCACTGCCGATGCCCAACAGCGTCATCGGCTGCATCCCTGGAATCTCCATCAGCGCAACACCAGCCACAAGACTCGTTGCGCTACCCATGATCGCCCGACCAAGTATCACTCTCGGGGTTAGCTTCTCTTCAGAAAGTAGCAATTTGCCCACTCCTATTACTGCGCCAAGCAGTATGAGTTCGATTAGGTCTTTATCTGAACTTTGCACAGTAGAATCCCCGAGAACAGAAAGCCCCCGCAGGGGCGGCTAAGGTCAATTTTAATTCGAAGCGTAGATTGCCATATAGTCCATGGAAGTAGTGCCCGCATTGGTAGAGCCGCTGTTATTCAGCACGCCGACTTTGATTGTCGTGCCTGCGGTAAGCGCACCGAGATCGAGAGTAGCCTGCCCGTACTTATTATACAAGGCTTTACCAGTTGCCACTCCGTTGATCTCTACGTAAATTTCCCCAGAAACAATTGCCGTCAGCGACTGAATCTGTGTACTGATCTTGCAGGTAGCAAGTCCGCCAGCTGGAACTGTGAAAGTTCCACCACTGAAAGCTCCAGCATAGTGTGCTTTATCCCCCGTGTTGTCTAGAACTGTAAACACCGCTGAGGTGGTCGTTGACACGGGGAAGAACTGACCATTAAGATTGCTCGCAAGCAAAATTTGCCGATGCGTGTAACGAGGAACGCCGCTGCCGAGAATCCCCGCAATCGCCGAAGAGAAGTTTGCGCGGAAGGAAGCGTCATCACACCACACATCGCAAGCTGCGCCGCAGTTAATCGTGCCGTTGGCTTGATTGTTCGTGGCAAAGAAATCATTGCCAGAGAACTGAATCACATTGCCAGCACCAAAGGAGGCATCAGTCTGAATCCACTGAGCTGCCCCGCTGTAAGTGCAAACCCCACGGCATCCAACGAATCGAATTGCACCCTGCGTCGGGGTAGCAAGTGCTCCACTGTTGAGCGAGGAAGCTAGCAAGGATGCGCATTCAACGACCACTCCGGTGCAAGTCACATTACCGTAGATATTCCCACCTGATGCTGCGATAGGCTGCACTTGCACAGCTGCGCCAGTTGAAGTTTGCGCATGAAGAAGCTCACCACCAGTTAGTGTTACTGTCGCGCCAATCGCAATGACAGTGTACTGCACGATGGCTTGCCAACCGGCATTACCATTACCGAAGCTGGAGATCAGATTCGAACTGGCGAAATTGACTACAGTTTGCGCACCGATAGCCGTAACGACATTCGGACAGCCGAAGGTGTAACCACCTCGGATGTTGATTTCACTGACCTGATCGTTCGGACGCCCGGCAATGCCAAACCCGTAGGCGCTTTGACAAGCTGTCACGATCAAATTCGTGAAGTCGAGATAGGCGACATTCGTCGAACCCAGCCCATTGGTGTAGGCATGGAGGCCATAAGTATAGTTAGTGTTGTAATTGCCATTGATTGCCAACCTGCCATCGATCGACAAGTCAACACAATCGATGAGGGTGAGGATGCTGTCGGTGGCACCAGTGGCAATGCCGACAAAAGAGCCTCGACCACGCAAGCACAAGCCGCTAGCGCCACTGAGCGTCACTTGGGTGACTGAGAAATTCCCACTGATGTCGAGGGTGTAGTTACCTGCAGCTGCCCAGGCTAAAGCAGTGTTGACAAAGGTCGCGTCATCTGTACCGTTGGCGCGAGCACCGAACTGTTTTAGCGATACGACGGAGGTGTTCGCAAGCAGCCAGCAACCGGTAGCACCTGCAAAGGTCGAGGCTACAATCGTCCCACCGTTAGCGGACGCGGGCAGTGTCGTAGCACTATACGTATAGGCCCCACCACCGCCGTCGGAAGCTGCATAATAGCCCGTAGCAAAGGCCCTGGTATAAACAGCGGGATTGAGACCAGCCAGAGCCGCGATCGTGTCCACCACTCGGTTGACTCGTGCGAGGAACTGCTGATCGAGGGTCGTACCATCGAAGCCAATCTTCGAGGCTCCGCCCGCTCCGACAGAGCTGCTCAAGCCCAAGTTAGCAAGCACATCTGCCGCTGTTGTCGGAGGGTTGTTCGAGGCATCTCCCAAAGCGCCGAAGACTGCAGTCGCCACCGGATTGAGAAAAGATGCTGTGATAGGCGTTGCGGGGCTGTAATCAACAAAAGCAGGAATAGTCATAGTTATCTCTCCGGAAGTTAAACGATACCGACTTCAGTGTCGAGCTGATCTTGCGTTATTGGCGGAGGCCCTGGGCTAACTTCAGCAGCTGCTTCCAAACCGAGGTTATTGTAGGAAGGAAAGGCACATCCAGGGACAGCCCATCCGGGGAGACCGTTGAGCCCTTCGAGAGTGCAAGCGGGGGAGCCCGGAAACGGATCAGAAGGAAGGAAAGCTAGATTGACAAGAGCCGGAATAGCACATCCAGCAATTGCGTACATGGGTATGCTGTTTTTTCCACGAAGCGTGCATGTCGGCGGAACGAAATTGTCTACTCGATTGGCTCTGGACCACGGAACCGAAGGGTCGTCCTTGATCCCTCGAACGAAATCCTGTGGATTGCGGACCTCCTTATGGTGTTGACAAACCCGCATCCCATTCCAGGTAAGCATGGAATCAGTGGATTTTGTCTTCGCTCCGCAGAGATCGCAGTAGAAATTCCAGTTCCCTTTGGAGTAGTAGTCGGCTTTACCCATTACAGCCTCGCAGAGGGGATTTCCCACCGGGATTAATAAAAAGTAATACGCACGGAAAACTCATCAGAAGCTCCGTGCCCGCAAATACCCTGCAACAGATAGCGTATCAGTGGTGAATGCTGCTTGCACCACCAGATGTACTTGCCCAGCCACAGCTAAATTCAACCTCACCGTAGGGGTAGGGAATTCCTGATTCGATTGCGCCACGCCAATCGTATTCGTGCTTTGTCGAATGCGAGAGCGAGAGCCCGGTACAGCACCAAATGCAGTAGGGACCTGACTGACACCAAAGATCAGATCACTATACTGACACGATGGGCCAGGGATAAACTGCACCGTACCCTCAACATCCCACTCTCCTGCACCTAAGCTCAACGTGCAGATATTCGCAATCGTCCCAGAAACCAGTGCAGTCGACGAACTCGTGATTTCTTCGAAAGTCCCGACAACAGAATTCGCGGTAATCAGCGAATTGACCTTCTGTTGCATGGACAGAAACCATCTCTGCCAGGAGTAAGCATTAAATCCCTCTGGAGTCAGCCTCGGAACCGGATCAACAGGACCAATAGCCATAGCTGTGGCTCCTTAGAAGATCCAGCTGGTGCAGTAGCCATGCTTTTGCAGCTCCGGCAACTGCTTCTCCAACCGATCGCCAATGTCAGTTCGATAAATTGGCGAATTAGGAATTTCCAGTTCCTTCAAATTCGAGTATGCATGCTTCTTTGCCAACGAGATCGTTGGGCCTGTACCAGTCACCACGCAAGGATTATTCCCCGATGTCACCATCATCGGGGACCAGTTACCCTTATCATCAATTCCCTTCCCCAGTTTCATATCAATCGGGTGGAAGTTGTATCGATTCTCCGCAGTGATCCCCCAAATCGGATACCCCGTCAAATCGTCTTCCTTGAGATGCCCATAAGGAAAATCAGGCATGCCAACAACAATGCCAAGAGCAATCCCAGGAACAGGCACAAAAGTGTCAAACCCATCGAGAGCATCTTTAATCCAATTCGCCACATCATGATGCAATGCCTGCTGAATTTGAAACAACGGCCAGCCATGCCGACAGGTGAATTCCAGCGGATTGAGCTTGCCCTTCCGCTCACCCTCCGTACCGACCATTACAGCTACATCGATGTAGCTTGTGTAGTTCTGCCGGATGAGTTCTGCTTCGAGAGGAAGGAGCAACTCCTGTGCCAGTTTGCTCTGCTCGATGGGGGTGTACTTCATCACCGTGCCCATCTCGCCTGTGTTCGGCCCACAGTCATTATTGCAGAGCTTCTTGAACTCGAAGTTCTCCAGCACATTCCGCAGAAATCCGTTCCGCCCCATCCACCCGCCCACAGCAACTTCAATCCCAGGGCAAAACTCCTGAAAGATAAAGGGAATGGGCTTGCGAAATTGCTTCTTCCACTTCTCCAGCATGAAAATCATGTCCTTCCCACCCTTCGATACGTAGGAAAGGGCTTTGTCTACGTCTGCGCAGGGCTTGCAGACATAGCGGATATCCATGTGGGCCTTCTGAAAAGCAATAGCCTCGTCATAGTTCTTGAAGTGGGTAGTGGGCAGACACTCGATTCCATGCTGTTCCATGACCTGCTGGCCAAGCTGCCTCTCCATTTCCCACTTGATCGGCTCCGCACCGGCATAAAACACAGGGAAGCCTCGACGCTTCAGTGCATCAATCTCGCGAACATACTTCGCATTGTCGCTGACCATGATGATGTCCGCCCATCGAGCGGAGCTTTGCCAGTTCTCAATGCGATTCACGAGCCCATCACCAGTACCAATACGATGCCCGTCGTGCTTATCTGGAGCGACCCATAGCCGGACCTCATGCCCCTGCGCCTCGGCCCGCAATGCGAAATCGAGAAAACAGCAGCTAAATGTGTCGAGAAGAAGGATTTTCACTTAAGTGGCCCCGAGCCGTAGGCGAGTCACCCCACCGAGATTCAGCAATCGACGATAACCAGTAAGTAAGCTACCGCGCGCAATGCAAGGGATGGTAGCAGGAATGCGGGGAGGGGAGGGCACTGCCGGAAGAGGGGTTTTCCGCCGGGATTAATCGAAAGTAATCACGGTGGGAAATTCGGGAATGCTGTTTTTGCCACTGTTAAAACCGTTATGCCTGAAACACCAGCGCGAAAATCCGGCCAGGATCTCTCC